AGGATTATCAGACTACGATAAGCTATCAGGTTTTAGATGGAGGATAGATGTAAGCATGAGGTACGACAATGAAAGTTAGGACATACCATAAGAACGGAAAAGCTGTACAGTTTTTAGGCTACAGTGACATTGATGCATCCAACGCAGCTAAAGTTGTGATGGGTGAGGTAGGAGATGTCGGATACTTCAAGCCCAGACTAGGCACAGATGAATGGATATACGATTGGACATACGTAAAAGAATTAACTGATGCAGATTTAATGGAGGAACTAGGAAGATGAAATACAAAATAGTAGAAGTACCTTTGATATACTACGAAGTCCATGATGAAGATGGAAACGTAGCTTATGATGATGGAGGAGATAATCTCTTTGATACAAAAGAGGAGGCAGAAGATTTAATAGAAGATTTAAAGCTAGACGAAAGAATAGAGGCTTTAAATAGGAAGCAGAAAAGTTAATAGAGGTGTTAAAACAATGAGACTATACATGAATAAGCAAGGCGAATGGGTAGGCACTCAGGCGGCTGCTAGAAAGATAGATGCATCTATGGTTGATGTACCTACAGACAAGCCTAACCTACTCAAGTGGCTTAATACATTCACTGGTGCAATAGATGATGCAGCTAAGGAAGTTATAGACAGCAAGCCTAAGACTAGGACTGTGACACAAAAAGCACACGCATGGGAAACTATCAGAGAGTGTGCACAAAAGGCTTCCATAGATGATATGACTGTGGCATTAGCTGTATACATGGATAGAGTGCAAGACATTGCAGACAAACAGAAGGAGACACAACAATGAACTACAAGACATCACAAGGTGTAGAACTATCAGACGATGGGTACACCAAGGTAACACAAAAGAAAAGTTTAGGGTACGGATGGGAGGCTACGTTGTACAACAATGACCGACTTGTACTCACACAAGATGCTACAGGAGAGACACTGAGCATACCACCAGAGTCTACGCAAACACTGCGAGACATATTTAAATCTATTAATGAGGAGACATAAACACAATGGCTAACAACCAACTTAACACAATTATTAAACACCTTGAGACAGTAGGTAGTATCTCAACTCTAGAGGCTATCATACAGTACAGTATCATGGCGTTACCTAGACGTATCAAAGACCTTAAGGAGAAAGGGTATAACTTCAACAGCATACGCAAGTCACACCCAGTGACAGGTAAACGCTACACACGTTATGTATTAGTAGAGGATGCAGCGTAATGGTTTGGGCATTAGTATGGATGCAGCTACTAGTCACATCTCAATCAGTGAAATACTTTCACGTTGAGACATACGCTAGTCAAGAAGAATGCGTTGCAGCTATGAGTAATGCTGCTGTGCTTGTATCAAACAAGAGTGAGACACTAGCATGTCTAGAGCTACAAGTAGAGTAGTTATCATGCAGCGCAAAAAGAAATGGGTAGCGTATGATAAGGATGGATATGTTCTTGTCATATGCACAAACAAAAGAATAGTAGAGAACTTTGTAAAGAACAGGAGGTAGTATGTATTACGCACTAGACATATACAGTAAGACAACAAAGAAGATGTTTGCTTATCATTCAAGCGACAGCCGTAAGGATATATTGAAACTAAAAGAGATGTATGGTAAGAGTGATTTGATATACATCAAGGAGTGTTACGGAGAGACAGATGCAGATAAACAAATATACAGAGAGTCTTCCAAATATGGAAGTACCACAGTTGCCAGTTAGTATGCTGCAACATATGGAACAGATGGGTCTACTACCTGTCTCGCATGAAGATGATGGAGTAAACAATCTTGATATGCAATGGAGAAGTGAAGCTAACTATTTTAGGAGAGATGTATTGGATGAGAATAATCAACCATTGTTTTAATGAGTTATTAAGGTGGGCTATAACCCTATACATAATATCGCCTTTTCTGTACATATTTTTTATTTACATAGGAGTACTAGATTGACAGATGATGAGGTACATGAGAAAGACGATCCCCATGATGACATTACTGATAGTCTTGGGAATCTACCTAAAGAGAATACTGACAGCAATGAGCGTCCTGATAAACGTGATACTAGGAGGACAAAACAATCAGACGTTCAGCGCAAGGAATCACCAGTGGCAGAAAGAGGGAAAGCCTAACGTAGTTTATTTTATTGACATGCTTATTGGCAAAGGTCATTGTGTTGAGGCGTGGGTATATTGGAAAGTGAGGAGAAAATGGTAGACATACCTAAACATACATCGAAGCTATCAGTTATTGTAGACTTCTATCTGCACAGTGATGCCTTTCGTAGTCTAACTGGCAGCACACAAAAAGATTATGAGAAGCATTTGGATGCAGTACTTAAGACTACTGTAGAGGGTAGGCTCTTAGGTAACTACACAGTGCGTAGCATCAAAGCTAGACACACTAACCTAGCGTATGAGAAGTGGCTTGTGTCTGGTGTACGTACTGCTAACTACCGTAAAGCTATCTTGTCTGCTGCATGGAAGTACAGCTTGAGGTTAGACGTAATGGATAATGACCCAGTACGTTTGATCAAGACGAAGAGCACTAAGCCTCGCAAGGTCAAGTGGACTCGTGACCAGGTGTTACTATTTCTTGATACAGCATACGGTAACTTCAGGTGGCGCAGCATTGGGTTGATTGTACACATGGCATACGAGTGGGCGCAGCGTGTAGGAGACATGCGTACCTTGACTTGGGATAACATTAACTTCACCGCAAAACGTGTTGATTTAACACAAAGTAAACGTGGTGCTGATGTACACTTACCTATACCTGATGATCTATTATCTATGCTTAGACAACAGAGCCAAGACTTTGGATTCCAGAACTACGTAGCACCTAAGACTACACCAGTAGCAGGGGCATATGTGCCTTACGCAATTGACCACATCGATGATGCAATTAATGAAGTCAAGGAAGCTGCAGGACTACCAAAGAAACTAACAGCTATGGATCTACGTAGGACAGCAATTACTGAGATGGTAGAGGCAGGTGTTGAGACTCTTGAGTTGATGCAAGTGACAGGTCACAGGAATCCTGAGTCAGTCAAGCCATACCTGGTTAATACATTTAGTGGTGCAAGCAATGCGTTAAACAAAAGGAGGAGCAAAGATGTCTAGAAAAAGTGCAGATAAAATAAAACCCTTTAAAAAATTATTAAGTAATGTGTACTTAAATGCTAGTAGACCTTCGCCAACTAGACTCTCTTCAACACCTGATTATAAAGAGAAAAAGGTAGATCTTGATGCTCATTATTTAATGGATCTTTTCTATGACTACCAAAAAGAAAAATGTTATTGGCTAGACATTACTCTAAATCCTTTATGGGTATTTGAATCAGGACACCCTTTAGCACTTAGTGTTGATAGATTAGAGTATGACTATAAAAAAGGACAAGTTGTTATTTGTTCTAGATTTGCAAACTTAGGTAGGAACTCTTTTCCAGACAAAGAATTTAAAGAGGTTGTTAAATATATTAAATCTCAATGGGGATGGGATGAATATCTTTTAACGCCACCTATTCAAAAAGAACTTTTTTAAGAAGGAGGAATGAAGATGGTAAACATTAAGAACTACCTGGAGTCGCTTGATTTAAAAGAAGAATACAGACACAGAGGTGACTGCCCTAAGTGCAAAGGTAAGAACACATTCACTGCTACACGAGATGGTAGTGCGCTGTTGTACAACTGTTACAAGCTTGATTGTAACACCAAAGGTGTAGTGTCATCAGGTATGACAGCAAGAGAGATACAGCGTAAGCTCAAAGGGTATGAAGAACCTGAGTCAGAACATGAGGCATTCACTTGGCCTGAGTATGTAGTGACACCTACTGCAGAACACAGAGATCACGAAAGGTTTATAGGTAGGTGGGGCTTGTATGGTGAGGACTTGATGTACGATGTAATGGATGGACGTGTAGTGTTTCCTATCTATGACAGAGGTAAATTAGTAGGAGCTATAGGTAGATGTACATCTTACGCAGGGCAAGTTAAGTGGAAGCGTTACGATAGAACACCTACTGTATTCACTCGTGTCGTTGGTAAACCTAATGGTGTCGTAATGATAGTAGAAGATGTTATCAGTGCGACTGTAGCAGCTAAACTATTCCCAGGCTTAACAGGTCTAGCTATATTAGGTACATCATTTAGTGTGTCTAATATGCAACACTTAGATAATTTCTACAAAGTTATAGTAGCATTAGACCCTGACGCTGCACATAAAACACTAGAGTATAAGAGAGAGATAGAGGCTTGCACAGGGTTAGAAACTATAGCGTTAAGACTCTATGATGATATTAAATATAAAGTAGAAGCAGACATTAAAAAACTAGAGGAGATAGTTTAATGACACCAAGAGAAGAAGCAGAACAAGAAGCAAAGCTAACACACGAAGCATTTATCAAGTGGGTAAAGGTTACCTTCTACTGGATAATGGCAATGCTATTAGTACTAGCGTACTTTAACTTCGGAGTAGATAACAAAACAGGTAGCCAGTACAACGGTGCAGTATACGCACCCAAGAATATAGGAGACAAGTAATGCAACCAAAGAACGTACCATGTCATATCCGTATCAAGGTAGCACCAACGCAGCAGCAGAAAGGTAGAGCCTGTCGGTTACACGGTAAAGACTTCAAGAGTATTGCTGATGCAGCGAGACACTGGAATGTGAACTACTCGTGGGCAGCAGAACAAGTTAGTAAAGGATGGAACAAAGAAGGATTTCCTCAAAAGTATAGGAAGAGTTATGTCTGAACAATATTGTACAACAAAAGGTTTAGGGTGGGCATTCTTAACGTGTGCATTCTTGATAGTGGGTGTACCTGTACTGATGTGGTTAGCTTTAGAAGGTAGCAGTTGGTACGAAACATTTAGCATGATGAATCCAATGTGGTGATGATATGAAAAAGACAGCAATAATAGATGATCGTGTACCACTAGGTAAAGTTTACGTTGACTTGACAGTAGACGAAGTGTTAGAGGCATGTAAGAGGTATGCTTCAGATAAAGCTTTTGATGAAGAGTTAGCTAGGATATATAACAAAGATACAAGTTTTGATTGAGAGAGGAGATACACATGATGGAACTAGCATTAATCCGTACTATGTTGGACAAAGAGTTCTACGATAACCACAAGGGTATACGTTGTCCAGATAAGATATTCAGTAAGGATGCACGTAAGATTAAGCAGACGCTTGACTACGCTATGGATACATACGGTAAGAACATTACACCTACAGAGTTAGAGTCTTTGTTCTTTGTTAACAATACCAGTATGACTACAGCCAACAAGCTAGTCTTTAATGAGTTGTTTCAAAAGGTTGCACGAGAGAAGCCACTATCTACAGAGATAGCTGATGATGTATTATCTAAGTTATTTCAACAGGTAGTAGGTGAAGAAATTGCTAACCTTGGATTTGATTACGTTAACGGTTCACAGTCTAGCTTAGAGCCTCTACGAAACATACTGAGTAATTACCAAGATGATTTCCTACCCAACCTCAAGGTAGAGTGGGATGATACAAGTATTGATACATTACTAAAAGCCAACGACATACAGTCACAATGGAAGTGGAACATACCTACGCTTAGGCGTAAGACAGAGGGCATCAGCGCAGGACACCTGGTTGTTGTAGGTGCTAGACCTAACACAGGTAAGACTAGCTTTCACGCTAGTACAATAGCTGCACCTGATGGCTTTGCTTCACAGGGTGCTAAGTGTATGGTTCTGTGCAATGAAGAAAGTTATGAACGTGTAGGTGCAAGATACCTTAGTGCCGCTACAAGTATGAGCATGGATGAAGTTAAGACTAACATGGCGGTAGCTGCATTACGTTACAATCCAGTAGAGAAGAACGTGTTTATCAAGGATAGCACAGGTAAAGACATGGCATGGGTTGAGGCTATTATCAAAGCATACGAGCCTGACATTGTAGTTCTTGATATGGGTGACAAGTTTGCGTCCAAGACAAGTGATAAGTCAGACATCTATCTCAAGGAAGCAGCCATACATGCACGTAACATATCTAAGGAACACAAGTGTGCAATCATATGGATGTCACAGTTGAGTGCAGCAGCAGAAGGTTTAGTACATCCTGATCAATCTATGCTTGAGGGTAGCCGTACTGGTAAAGCAGCGGAAGCTGACTTGATGATACTAATCTCAAAGAACAAAGTGGTTGAAGGACAAGATGAAGATGAAAGTAATCAACGGCATCTTTGTATAGCCAAGAACAAACTCAAGGGTGGATGGCATGGTACTATTCACTGTGAGTTAGATGGTGATAGGAGTCAGTACTTAGCATGAGACTTGTAGTTGATGTAGAAAACACAATCACCAAACGAGAGAAGAAGAACATCCTTGATCCGTTTGAACCTGGACTTGAGCTTGTGCAAGTAGGTATGCAGAATGTAGACAACACTGACGAGACATACCTGTTCACACTTAACCATAAAGAAGATCAAGATGTGGGTGGCTCAAGAGCTAAGAACATACAGATCATACTAGATAACACAACTCTCTTGATAATGCACAATGCACAGCATGACTTGATGTGGCTATGGGAATCAGGATTCAAGTATGACGGTGACATCTATGACACGATGTTAGCTGAGTATTTGTTACAGCGTGGGCAGAAAGAACCATTGAGTCTAGAGGCATGTGCTGAACGTAGGAATCTAAACTACCAGAAGCAAGACACTCTCAAGGAGTATTACAAGAAAGGATACAACACCAATGAAATACCTTTACAAGAGCTTCTTTTTTATCTTAGGAGTGACCTCGACATTACTCGTGAGTTGTACTTTGCCTTGGAACAAGACTACGCCAAGCCAGAAGCAGAGTCCTTACATAAAGTCAGAAGTATTACCTTCCGCACCTGTAAAGCCCTTACCAGAATGTATATGTCAGGATTCAGGGTGGATAGAAACACCTTACAAGAAGTCCGACTAGAGTTTCAACAAGAGAAAGTTCAGATAGAAGACAGGCTACAACGCAAGACTCGTGAGCTTATGGGTGACACACCTATCAATCTCAACAGCCCAGAGCAAGCATCTCAAGTTATATTCAGTAGACGTGTGCACAACAAGAAAGAATGGGCTGACTTGCTTGAATACACTAAAACAAAGAAAGAGTTTGAAACAGTAATAGAAGAAAACAGTTCTGTCATTAGAAAGACTAAAGCATCTACTTGTCCTGAGTGTAATGGACGTGGCTTAGTACACAAGTTGCGTAAGGATGGTACACTTTACAAGCTACCAACTAAATGTAAGCCATGTGAGGGTAGAGGTTATCATCTAAAAGAAATTAACGTAGTAGCAGGGTTGTTATTCAACCCACCAAGTAAGAAGTGGGTAAGCGCAAATGGTTTCAGTACTAGTAAGGGCAACCTTGAAAGTCTTATGGCTACCGCTACAAGCAACGGCATGGAGTCTGCTCTTGATTTCCTTACTGACCTTAAGCGTTTGTCTGCTATTAGCAGTTACCTTAGTAGCTTCGTGGATGGTATCGACATATATACCAAGCCCAACGGATTCCTACACGTTAACCTTACCCAAAGTGTTACCAGTACAGGTAGATTTTCTGGACGCAATCCCAACATGCAAAACATGCCAAGAGGAGGTACATTCCCAGTGAAGCGTGTGTTCATATCACGATGGGAAGGTGGACAGATAATGGAATGTGACTTTGCTCAGTTGGAGTTCAGAGTTGCTGCATTCCTCTCACAGGACAGCACAGCCATGCAGGAGATCGAAACAGGATTTGATGTGCACTCCTACACTGCAAAGGTTATCAGTGATGCAGGACAGCCTACAGCTAGACAGGCAGCAAAGGAACATACCTTCGCCCCACTCTTCGGAGCTACAGGGTATGGCAGACCCAAGGCTGTAGCCGCATACTACAAACACTTTAATGAGAAGTATGAGGGTGTAGCTGCATGGCACGAAGAGCTAGCAGATGAAGCTGCTAACTTTGAAAAGATTACTAACAAAAGTGGAAGACAATATGCATTTCCTGGTGTTACCAGAAGAGCGAATAATAGTGTGACACACTTCACTATGATTAAGAACTACCCTGTCCAAGGATTTGCTACAGGTGACATCGTACCTGTTGTACTACTAGAGTTTGAGCGATTGCTTGAGCCGTTACATTCATGTTTAGTCAATACGGTACATGATTCTATGGTGATAGATGTACACCCTGATGAAGTAAAAAAAGTTTTGACTATAGTGAATACTATTAACTCTAATCTAAACTGTGTTATAAAAGACGCATACGATGTAGAAATGAATGTGCCTTTATTATTAGAAGCTAAAATAGGAAAGAATTGGCTTGACACAGTTGATGTTTAGAGTATAACTAACCATCTTTAACTTTAAAAGGAAGTAAGTAAAACATGAATACAGAACTAGCGATACAAAACGATTTAGGTATGTCTCTTGCAGAGGCAGTAGGTGTAAACCCTCAAAGTGGTGGCGAAAGAAAGACTGCTGCTTTACCTAGAGTAAACCTCATGCACACTGGTATTATGGGTGAGATTGAAGTTAATGGTAAGCCTATTAAGACTGAGGTTGTACCTGCAGGATCATACAAGATTACAAAAGGTGAGGATGATGTTGTCTATGCAACTAGTCCTACTGTACGTATCTTTGCAATTAGACAGCAGTGGTCTAAGTGGGATTCTAAAGAAGAGATGATGATGAAGACAGTTATGGCTAACGATCTTAAGGGTGACTTGAAAGATAACGTTGGTACATTTAATCTAGGTAGACCATCAGGCTACATTGAAGATTGGGATAGCGTACCTGAGAAGACAAAGGATCTGATACGCAGTATCAAACGTAAGAAGATTCTCTTTGGTGAGTTATCTGCAACAGGTGTTACTGATGAAGCAGGTGACCCAGTAGATGATATAACTAATATGCCTTTCTCTTTTGAAATACCACCTTCAAGCATTAAGTCATTAGACTTTGCAGTAAATGCATTAGGGCGTAAGAACATACTACCTATTCAGTGTACGTTCAAACTAGGTGCTAATGTAGTTGACTCTAAAACAGGTAATAACTTTGCTGTTATAACTTTAGATATGGGTGACAAGGTAGAGTTAAAACCAGAAGATCAAGAGATTCTACATAACTTCTTGGCATACATAACTACTCAAAACGAATACATTTTAAATGAGTGGGCTGAGAAGAACAAGGACACTATCTCTGATGATGATGCTGCAATCGTAGCAGAGTTTGTTAATGTAGAAGAGGCTGACTAATGAATCACCCTGCTGAACTAGCTGTGTTTGAATACCTTGGTAAAGCTGTCAAGGGTGAGACAGATATGGCTGAAGACATACGTAAGCAAGTTGCTGCTGATGTTGAGGCTGCACTAGAGAAGCAGTTCAGTGGTGGGCCTCGTGACAAGTTTAGACTAAGGATGTCCAACATTGGGCGTCCTACTTGTCAGCTATGGTTTGATAAGAATGACCCTGAAGATAAGACACCACTACCACCACACTTCTTGATCAATATGATCATAGGTGACATTGTGGAAGCAGTGTTCAAAGGGCTTCTTCGTGCTGCTGAGGTAGACTTCAAAGACAATGATAGTGTTACCCTTAAGCTAAAGGATGGTACAGAAATAAAAGGTGAGTACGACATGGTACTTGATGGTAAGGTAGATGACGTTAAGTCAGCATCACCTTGGTCATACAAGAACAAGTTCAATACTTTTGAAACACTAGCTAAGAGTGACAGCTTTGGTTATGTATCACAACTAGTAGGATATGCTGAAGCTGCAGGTTTAGATGTAGGTGGTTGGTGGGTAGTTAACAAAGCAAACGGTGAGTTTAAATATGTTGATGCAAGCCCTGTAGATAAAGACGAAGTAATAGAAAACATAGAAGATACAGTGGGTTACATCAATGAGGACAAACCTTTTGAGCGTTGCTTTGAGGCTATACCTGAGACACACTTTCGGAAGCAGACTGGTAATCTAAAGCTTGGCTCTGAGTGTGGCTTCTGTTCATTCAAACATAAGTGTTGGCCTAATCTACAAACTCGTACTGCTGTTATGTCTAAGGCACAGAATCCTCCAATGGTAGATTACGTACTGTTGAGTCCTGAGTATGCGGAAGCACATTAAAGGTAGGTATCGCAGTGGCCTGGAGAAAGAGGTTGCTGCGTACTTACGTAAGACACAAAAGAAAGTCAGATACGAAGTACTGAAAGTAGAGTGGGAAGACTTACGTTACCGCACCTACACACCAGACTTCGTGTTAGACAACGGTATTATTATTGAGACAAAAGGTATATTTGATAGCGAAGATAGACGTAAGCATCGTGAGATACAGAGACAGCACCCTGAGTTAGACATACGGTTTGTGTTTAGTAATGCAAAAGCTAAGTTGTACAAGGGTGCAAAGTCTAGGTACTTTAACTGGTGTGAGCAGCATAAGTTTCAGTGGGCTAATCGTGTAATACCTGAAGACTGGTTAAAAGAAAAAGGTAAAGAGATTACAGTTAAGAAGATAGAACTAAAAACAAAAAGGAAATGCTGATGGGTCATAGTTTAGATAATGATGAGATAGCAATAGTTATAAGTGCAGTAGATTACACAGACGATGGTAATTGGGATGGTGATACAAATGTGTCAATAGCAATATCACCTGAACACAACTTACCTGAACCTATTATTAATGGGATAGTAGATGTAGCAACTATGATGTCAGCATTCTTAGATATAGCAAATGAACACCCTGACATATATGAATTAGTAAGAGATCATAGAAATTATTTAATGACTTTGGAAGATGATGAAGATGATAATTCTGTTGTAATTAAAGAAGGTAATGTGTATACACTTAACAAATGGTCAAAGACAAAAGGGAGTGCATGAATGGAATCTACAATAACATTAACTGGTGATACAACTTTTAATCACGATCAAGTAAACAATCCAGTACACTACAATCATAGTGGCATAGAATGTATTGAAGCTATAGAAGCAATGACAGAAAACATGGCAGGATCTACAGCGCCACACGCTGCTAACGTACTTAAGTATTTGTGGAGACATGAATACAAGAACGGCTTAGAAGATATTAACAAAGCTATTTGGTATCTCAACAGGCTAAAGGATCGTTACAAGGAGCTACATAAATGATAACAGCAGAAGATATAAATGCATGGAAAGACATGTATGAAATGACATTCGGTGACTATCAGATAGAAGCAAGAAAGACTGCTATCTATCCTGAAGAACACAAGATAGTTTACCCTGCGTTAGGACTCGCAGGTGAAGCAGGTGAAGTAGCCAACAAAGTAAAGAAGATGTTAAGGGATGGGAAGTTTGACAGAGAAGATGTAGCTGCAGAAATAGGTGACTGCCTGTGGTACATATCAGCTTTGTGCCGTGACTTAAACTTCGACATGGGATATATAGCTAGATGTAATTTAGATAAGCTTCACAGTCGTATGGAGAGAGGAACCATTAAAGGCAGTGGCGATAAGAGATGAAGTTCAACATTAAACTAACAATAGAGATAGACGAGGAAGAACGAATACTACCAATAGTAGCAGAGATGCACGAGGAGGCAGTTACTGAGTTATTCCAAGATATTATTTATGATATTGATGGTGCAGTAATTAGAAAGATAGAGGTTAAAAAATATGAATAACTACTTACCAACAGACTACCAAAGTTTTATACACAAGTCACGATATGCTAAGTACATTGATGGCAAAGGCAGAGAGTCTTGGTCTGAGACAGTGGATCGCTACATAGAAAACGTTGTAGGAAATAAAGTAGATGCAGATACTAAAGATGAAATAATGTTTGCTATACTTAACTTAGAGATTATGCCTAGCATGAGAGCTATGATGACTGCAGGTGCAGCACTTGAGAGAGACAATACTGCAGGATATAACTGTAGCTATCTACCTGTAGATGACCCAAAGTCCTTCGATGAGGCTATGTACATCCTCCTCTGTGGTACTGGTGTCGGCTTCAGTGTTGAGAGGCAGTTCATTAGCAAGCTTCCCGAAGTACCTGAATTGTTCGAGAGTGATACTACCGTTGTGGTAAAGGACAGCAAGGAGGGGTGGGCTAAGGCGTTTAGACAAGTGTTAGCTCTCTTATGGGCAGGTGAAATTCCACAGTGGGATGTTAGCAGAGTTCGCCCTGCAGGTGCAAGGCTAAAAACATTTGGTGGTAGAGCTAGTGGCCCAGCGCCTTTGATTGAGCTATTCAACTTTGCAGTTAAGACATTCAAGGATGCTCAAGGACGTAGGCTATCTAGCTTAGAGTGCCATGATCTAATGTGTTTCATTGGTCAGATAGTTGTAGTTGGTGGTGTTAGACGTAGCGCCATGATTAGTTTGTCTAACCTCAGTGATGATCGTATGCGTTACGCTAAGTCAGGACAGTGGTATGACAATGCAGGACATCGTGCTTTAGCTAACAACAGTGTATCTTATACAGAGAAGCCTGACTCAGAAACATTCATGCGTGAGTGGCTATCTCTAGTAGAAAGTAAATCAGGTGAGAGAGGAGTATTCAATCGTGAAGCATCTAAAAAACAAGCTGCAAAGTTTGGCAGACGTGATCCTAACTTTGAGTTCGGAACTAATCCTTGTAGTGAGATTATCTTACGCCCATACCAGTTCTGCAATCTTACAGAAGTTGTGGTACGAGCCACGGACACGGTGGATGACTTGGATAGAAAAGTCAGACTCGCCACAATACTTGGCACGATCCAAAGCACGTACACAAAGTTCCCATACCTCAGAAAAGTCTGGACAACCAACACAGAAGAAGAAAGATTATTAGGAGTAAGTCTCACAGGTATAATGGATAACCCTCTTATGACATCTTCAAACAAAGGACTGGAGAAGACACTTGAACATTTACGAGAAACTGCTGTTCATACTAATGCTGATTGGGCTGACCGCCTTGGCATTCCACAGTCAGCAGCAATTACCTGTGTAAAACCTAGTGGTACGGTATCACAACTTGTTGACTCTGCATCTGGTATACATGCTAGACATGCACTTCATTATATCAGGACTGTGAGAGGTGACAACAAAGATCCACTTACACAAATGATGAAGGATCAGCGCATACCTAATGCACCTTGTGTGATGAAGCCTGATACTACTACAGTGTTTAGCTTCCCACAGAAGTCACCCAATAAAGCTGTAACTCGTAACGACTTGTCAGCCATTGAGCAACTGGAGACATGGTTAACTTATCAAAGACACTGGTGTGAGCATAAACCCTCTGTAACAGTGACAGTTCGTTCTGATGAATGGATGGAAGTAGGTGCATTTGTTTACAAACACTTTGATGAAATGAGTGGTGTGTCTTTTCTGCCACACTCTGATCATACTTATCAGCAAGCGCCCTATCAAGACTGTACAAAGGATGACTACAAAAAACTTTCAGCTATAATGCCAAAAAGTATTGACTGGTCAAAGCTTAGTGAGTATGAACAAGAAGATAACACAGTTGGTATGCAAACTATGGCTTGTACTGGTGACGTGTGTGAAGTAGTAGATATAGGAGCATAAAGGATAAACATAATGTTAGAACCAATTAAAGGATCATACTATAAAAAATTTGAACCTCAGTCTTATAAAGAAAATGATAGTAAGGCTAAGGTAGTAATAACAAAGTATCTAGAAAGTAATGGACACACCATTCTTGATACAGAGGAGGACTATTCTTTTGATATAAAGAGTGAGAAGAATGGTGCTAAATATTATAGTGAAGTAGAAATGAAGAACCAATGGAAAGGTAATTGGAATCCTAGTTGGAAAGAGATACGTATCCCTTATCGAAAGTATAAACTTATTAATAAGTATAAACAATTGCAGGGCGTTAAGACTTTTTGCAACTTTTATATCATACGTAATGATTGCGAAAAAGCTTGGAGGATAAAAGACTTTCAACTTACCAAAGAATCTGCAAAAGAAATATGGTTAGCTAATGCTAGACGTTATGAATACTTCTTTCATATACCATACCAAGAAGCAGAATTAGTAGACATAGTTTAAATACTGTGATATAATTACAACAACAATAAAAGGAGTTAATCATGTTGTTATTTAATTTATTAGTGCCAGTAGTTTATCTTTTAACAGCTATAGGTTCTTACGATAATGTAGTAAAGCCTGTAGCTAAAGCATCGTGGGAAACAGGTGTTGTAGTCTATGAAAAAAGTGTAGACATTATTAAAGATGTGACAACTAACGATCCCACAGAATAATGTTTGTATTAGTATTTATACTCTCTTTAGGGAATGGTTATGTACAAGTACAAGCTATTAATTATATTTACCCTACAATGAGGGAGTGTAAAGATAATGCAGTTACTATTAGAGAAAACCTTATGTTAAGTAGACCTTCTGATGAATCAACAGTACTAGCATACTGCACAGAAATACCAGTGGAGGTATAGCTAAGTATGAGCCTAGAAAAAGAAGCGCATGACTTTGTATCTAGGAGACACGATCATTTCAGAGAGGGTGTACAAAAACGTATTGAGGCATTAGATAAGTTTATAGCTGACAATCTATATCACACTAGTGAGACAAGAGAAGCTATGAAGCATCTAATGATATTACAAATGTGGGTAGAGCGTAGTGCAAAACTCAATGGTATAAAAAAGTAAGGGCGCTAAATGCGCCCCTATTTCTATTAATCTGCAGCTAATATTTTAGCTCTTTCTCTTGTTACTTCTCCTGATCTTTTTCTTAGCAACGCTGCCTCATCCACCATCAGTCTGTACAGATTAGTCTCGTATATACCCTTCTCTTCTTCAGTAAAATCTTCACTACCTTTTATATAATTAACTGCATCATCTATTGACATATCTTCTGTCTCAAATATACCACCTATACTTCTAGAATAATAACCACGATTACTTTTCCACATCATTTCAGATAACTCTTTTTCAGAGTTAGACATGCCTCTATACTCGCCTTGTATATATAGTTGATAATCCTTACGTAAAGAAGGTTCTGCAGAAGCATACCTTTTAAGTTGATCCTCTACTACACCACGATATAGCTTCTCAAGCTCTTTAAATTGTCTAGGTAGTTGAATACGTTTTTGTTGGTCTGTATAATTATTATACGTTTCTGTTTCTAAGAACTGCTCCATGTCACGAGCCATACGTCCTTGAGCAAACTGTTGAAAGCCTGTTTCTAAAAGTCTATTCTTTTCTCTGTATGGATTATAGATGTCTCTAAATGGATCAAGCTGCAGACGTGTAATCTCACGCTCTAGTGCATTCTTTGGCGGTCTACCTACAAGTCCAGTAAGCTGCTTGTCTAGTGGGTCTAGGATACGTAGTGGCCCATCACCCAAGACATTCATACGGATAGCATCATATTTTAAATCATTACCGAATGCATCTTTAGCGTAGTCACTTTGAAATTGTGTACGTGTAGCTGAAGAGAAAAACTCTAGATACTTTATAACACCATCACCATCAATGTTTGTATCGAACATCTCGTTAAACGTGTTAGCCATTACGTCTGTGTTAAAGTCTGGTAGCTGACGTGTTACACGTTGATACAAATTCATGGGAACATTAGTGCCGTACATATCAAGCATAGAGAATGTAGGGTCTTCAGTGTTAGGAATATAAGCACTGCGTGGATCAAACTGCCCATAGAAATCTTTAAAGACAGCCATAGGATATGATACTGGAGTAACTATGTCTGCCATAGATCTATTAAACTTATCCCATCCTTGACCTTCTAACCCTGATATCATAGCGTCAATAGTACCTGTGTCTGGTCTAAACTCTGAAGCCCCTAATATTTTAGCTAAATCTTTACGTATTTCTTTAGTTGGTTTAGTAGGCATACCTTCTAACCTACGTGCAACATAGTCTGCCATATATGCTTGCGTAGTTAGTGGCCCCATAGCAGATTGCCCATCATACCTACGATTATTATTAGGGTCTATTACTTCGTTCCATGAAGTACCATCATATATCTTATTTTGATATACATTAATTAAACCTATCATACCTAAGCTACCAGTAATAGCTTTACCAAATTCTTCATCTGCTACTCTTTTACCTGAAGCTATACGTCTAGCCACCGTAAGACCTGTGTAGTCTGATACAAACTTAGCCTGTGATGCAAGGTAACGTGGGAATGGAATAGCTAATGTAAGACCATAGTTGTGAATTGTACGTATGGCACTAGCTGCTGCTTTATTAATAGCACTAGCATCTTTACCCCCAAACCTACGTTGAAATGTAAATGCTAATGCTTCGTCTAATGCGTCTTGAAGTATATCATCTGGTAGGTCTTGTGTGCGTCCTTTACGCATCATGTCTAATACACTAGTACCTAATTCTTCATTGCCTAATTGTTTTAATTTTCTATCGATAGTACCTGCAATAACAGCACGTTTAATTACACGGTCTGACATAGTGTTCAGAACATTCATAGCTGCGCCTACTTTAGAAAACTTATTACTACCTGCAATGGCTTGCTCTGCTATAGCTGCATCATAAAAAACTTTTTGCATACGCTTAGGTGCATTCTCATGTAACATACTAGTCAGTGCATCAGCAACATAACTATCAGACGTAAGATACTTAAGGTTATCCATAGAGCCTTTTAGTGTTGCACCTGCAGTTGCTTCAGGGTTACTACGTATAGTACGAACAGCAGCAGTAGTAAGTTGATCTACCAAGTCTATACCTGTCATGGCTCCAGAAAATATATTGTTACGCATTGTTGTAGCAGGTTGAGATGTCATAAACATACGTCTAGCATTCTCAAGGTCTTTTAAATTGTTAATAAAAATAGAAGACATACCTTGCTTCACATCTTTCATAACCTTCATTTCATCAGACGTAACAGGTGACATACCTGCCTCAAACAAAGAATCAACTCTTTTAGCGTAAACTTTGTCTCTAGCTGTACGAGAACTACGCAATATACGAGCAGCATCTGATACCTCTGATGCATAAGCTACTGATAATTGTTCTCGTGACAGGCTATACTTCTCACGTATATTATCAATGACAGCCAGTGCTTTACCATCACCGTTACTAATACTATCAGCAATAACTTCAGTGATACGCTTGCCTTGCTTGACCATATCATCTGTGACACCCATCTCTTCTGCTACTTCATAACCTGCAGCAGCGATACGTTGTATAGTGTCTACATCAAAGCCACCTATAAGTCCATCAGGTAGGTCAGAACTAAAAATGTCTTGTCGTACAATCTTACCTTCCTCTACCATACGTGGATCAATAGCACGTAGCAAATTGTTAGACACATATTTCATTAGTGCCTTACCTTCTTTAGTCTTCTTAGCTTTATCTGACAGCTTCTTAGCTGCTTCCCTTGCGGCTGCACGTCTTAAGTTTAGTGCCTCCTCCCCCTTCTTTCCTGCTTCCATAAGTTTTTTAGAAGCACGATTAGATACAGTACGTCCTGCTCCATACAAAGTTAAACCAGGTACAGCACTAGCTACACCTGATACAGCAGCTTGACCCAAGCTTACATCACGCTCTTCACCAATGGTCTTGCCGCCAATCTGACGAATGCGTTGGTTAGCTAAGTCTGTTAGAGCACCAATGCTACCATCAGCAGCAGCAGTTATACCTGCCTTTTTTAGGTTACTCATAGCAGCCTTACGTAACATAGAAGCAGACACTGCTTTACCTGCACCCTTAGCTAATTCAGCTCCTGCCTTAACTGCCACAGCGCCTGTGCCACCAGTAAATAATCCTGCAAGAGCTGACGCCATAGTAGTAGGTGAAGATAATACAGCACCTGCATAGTCTTGAAACTTTTCACCACCACGATCAAACCAACCTTCACCTTTAGAATTATCAAAGGCAAACATTAAACGACTGAAAGCTTGTCTCTCTTGTACTGGAGTGTTGTCATCAGAAATGTATGAATAGTCTTTATACATAGTACGTTCATTAATAGATTGATACCGCATATGCTCTAACACTTTATCTGTTATATCAGAGGCAGACATATCTTGTAAGTCTTCGTCTGTATATTGCAAACGATCACTTTTTAAAAAAGTCACAGCATCTTTTAGAAATACACTATCAAGAGTTAGGTCAGACAGTTTTTTATCTTTCATTGCCCCTGTAGTGTAGTAGTTATATTGTTCTGCCAAGGTGCTAATCCTTATTGCCTGATATTACTTATTACTTGTTTGTATATTTTAGCCATCAAATCTATATCATTACCATATGACATAGTTGGTATATCTAAGTTACCAGAGTTTTCTTCAAACCATGCAGCTAATGCAAACTTAAACTCCTCTTCCTCTTCTTCTCCTGTAAAACCGTCCTCACGTAGGAAAGATATAATATCATTATTGTATGCATCTATAAAATTACGAGTGGTCTTTATCTCTCCAGGTTCATCTGCCTCACTATCTACTTCGTTCATAAATGCATCACTACCTGCAAACCACATATCTAAGTTACGCACAGGAAGACCTGCATCTTTGCGTTCTTTACGAGACAATTCTTTCCAGTCTGCTTTAGATATAGATGCCATAGCCTCACGCATACTAGCTTGATTTTCTAGATTACGTTTAGCTACTGCTCTTGCACTAGCGATAGCAGGTGGCTGCTCTGCTTCAGCTTGTATTTGCTCTAACTCCTTCTTTAGAGCGTTCTTTACAACAGCATCAGTCTCAGCTTCGATCTTACTCTGTAGTTCTTCTACTTCTTTGTCTTCTACTTCAGGTGCAACAGGAGATTCTGAAAGTACTTCAATCTCAGGCTCTTCTAATACCTCGTCTAATATCTTTTCTGCGTCTGTTACTTCTGATACCTCGTCAAATGAACCAGATGATGACCTTCCTCCTTTAAATATATCTTTTGTTTGTTCTACTACTGGTTCTGAATCAATAATTTTTTCAGAAGAAGTCTCCTTAACTTCAGGTACAACACCATTAATAATAAATGCGTAGTCTTCAGCAGAGAAGCGGCCCTTTTCATTATATATACTATTTATGGCTGCAATAGCTTTGCCATTCTCTACGTTAGACATAAGACTTTGTAGCTCTGCTACTCCTGCAGTACCACCATCAATCTGTGAGAATATACCTTCTAGTAGATTTCTCCTAGCAGCAGGTCCAATTAAACCAAGTCCAGATCCAGAGTTAACAATCTCTAATTCAAGTTTAGACATAGCCATAGATGCTTCTAACGCATTGTCACGCATAACTTGTTTATTGTCGAGTTCAATTCCTGTAGTTGTACGGAAAATATCTGGATTAGAGATATCTGCACCTGCTAAACGAGTAGCAAACATAGAGTTAAACTTACGTTGTGTACTGTCGTAACTACCCTTATCATAATCTATATCATCAAATAATATATCACGAGTACGAGTAACACCAGGAATAACTTTCTGTTTCATACCTTGTGTAGATTGAAAGTACTCTAGATCTGACACATCATATCCCATAACCTTCATTGTCTCTAGCTGCTTTTCAGCAGACATCTTAGGATTAAGTCCAAGGAACTCAGCTAGACTAGCTGCACCTGTGCGTGTCTTTGCAGCTTCACTTTTAGGATCTTCTTCTTTATCAAGCATGAGACTTTGTATACCCATGATACGTGCAATAGCTTGATCTCTTGTAGTGTATTTAGGTAAGGCTTCTTTTGGCATATTGATTACGTTTATAAAATCTTCTTTACGTACAGAGCTTCTTCCCGAAGCAGTACGATTAGCATCTTCTGTTATTATATTTTTATATAGCTGAGTAATGTCTGTACCTTGAGTTAATGCAACAAACTCATCATCCGTAACATTATACTTAGTCTTCATCATATCGCCAATTTCAAGAATGTTTTTATACTCTGCTGTAGCTTGTGCATAACGAGGTGCAACAGCTTTAGCGGAAGCTATACCTTGATCAACAAGGTCTTGCATACGTTCTTTAGCACCTTCAATACCTTCTATTATTGTATTAGTAAAACCTTTAGCAAAACCTGCTGAGAAACTCATATTATTATCCTCTTGCCATTAATCCTACAGCATCCTCTGTAGGTTTTTCTTGTTGTATTTCTTCTGGTTCCGCTAATTCTTCTTGCGTTTCCATTATAAGTTTTTCACCTTGGTCTGCTTTGTCAGGTACAATCTTACCAGTTTTCATTGCAAGTTTGGCTTCTAGTTTAGCTTTACGTTTTTGTTTAGCCTTAGCATCCTTATCATCATATTCTGATAATGTCATTTTGTATTCTATACCAACAACATCAGCTAACGCTTTAATGTGGGCAGATAGAAGAGGTCTAATAAGAAGCTTCACATCAATACTGTGATACCCTTCTGTAATACCCATGCTAAGTAAACTACCTGATACAATATCAACAGGAATCCCTATCTCTAACATATCCATTACATCTTCAAGGACATCCTCATTAGTTAATCTTTTCATGTACATCTGAAGAGATTCCATAGGATCTGTTATCATAGGAGGATTTTCCCAAGGGCTATTCTTAGGCTCTGCTGTTAAAGACTGACCTGGAATTGGCCCATCAAAAGGAGATATCGACATTTTATATATACCTTATTTAGTGAATCCTGCGCCAAAGTATAATCCTACAATGGCTGATACAATGTGTGTGTCTAGTGGTGTGATTACAAAGCCTTGTGCCATCTTCCACTGTATAGCTTCGTTTGGCCCAAACAACCAATTCATAAAACCACCAGTAGCTTCAGTGTATCCTACATACACACTTACCTCAGGATACCATACTGCGACTAGCTTTGGCAATACAATTATTGAAAACACAGCAGATAAAGCTATAAGCCTACGTGTCCACGCAAAGTGTGAATCATTCTTACCTGCGTCACGAGCATCCTTTACTGCAGACCTCCTGAAGTTAGCACGTTCCATGAGCATGTCATTCTGTGCTTGCTTAGACTTTATTGATTGGCCCCATATAGACATTACTCCACCTAGTATAGTGGAGAAAAGCATGGTGATTAGTTCTAGTGGTAGTCCAAACATTATAGTGGTGGCCTCTCCATTGCTCCTGCAGGTTTTCTTCTAGGACGAGGCGATTCACTTACTTGGCCTAGCATTTTAAGTGATCCCTCTACTTTATTTAGAATATCTTTTGTTTCTTCTATTGTGTGCTGTGCTGAATTACCGCCACTAATACCTTCACTGTAATAAGAATCTCCTGCTTTTAAATCAACTTTAGGCCAAGGATTTTTAGTGGTAGGGTTAGGATTTTTTGGAATATCAAAGGGTACTGGCACTGAAGCAAACTCTTTTGCTAATGCTAACATAGCATCATTAACATTTGATTTTTTAATAGTTTTATTATCTTGATATAACCAAGTCTGTAATTTTCTTCCTACTTTATCTGTTAATAGATACGTACCCATCTTTTCCTGTAGATCAGATGTAAAAACTTGTATATCAGATAAATTCATTTTTTCAACAACTAAATCAAATGTTTTAGGTATAAACTGAAACTTACCTACAGCAAAAAGTCTATCTTTGTCTTCTATAGATAAATCCATATATTCTTTTATTTCTCCTACAGTGAGCTCTGTTAACTTTTTACCATCTCTAGTTGTTGCACTAGTAGAGTTTTGTATTTTACCTCCTATAGTGCCACTATGAGAAGATTCATAACCTCCCTCACCCTTGCCTATAAAGTTAAGGAGGTCATTAACTTTCCCATCGGTAGGCTGCACCCCTTCAGCAGGAGTATCAGAGTCAACATCACCAACAGTTTCATTTATAATTTCCTTATCTACAGGGGGAGCCATTAATCCTTTACTTGATGTAATATCACTTTGATTAGACATTATTTCTTTAATAAGACTATCTGGTTCAATAAGCTCTGGTTCAATTGGCTTATCAGCCACTGTTTCAATTATAGGCTCTGACTCAAGGGTAATTGTAGGTAAAGCATCTGTTGTCATATCAACAGTAGGCATCTCTGGCATTGGCATATCCTGCAAAGATATACGCAACTCCTCACGAGCTTCCTCTACTTTACGTTCAGTATCATTCCACCAATCAGAAAAGAACTGCATTATACCAGAAGAGTCTTCATCCTCTTTAGTAAAAATACCAGTATCGTTTGACTTCTTGTTTAACTCAGCGTCACGAATATCTTGAAAATATTCTAGTAACTCTAGTGGGTCTGTTGTCTTTGGTGGATCTATAAGACCTGCCATCTTTGTTTACTCCTGCTATATCATCCTGCTATTGAAATAGGTACATTTAATATTTTACTCAGAAAGAATTTTGAAGCTGTAGCAGTAAGTGCACCCATAGCTGTACCTTTTACTGTATCTGCTTGCGCTTTGTTATTAAGTTCTGCTACTGTTATAGCACTTTCACGTTGTAACAAACTTTCCGTTGAACGCCACGCATAATCTAGTATATCACGTTCAGCTTGTATCATGTTAGCATAAGCTTGCATAGTTAAATTATTTTTAGCCATAACACCTTCACGTATAGCTTGATTATCTGCTGCAGTATCTGCTGTTGCAATAGCTTGCTGCCACGCTGCATTAGACTGTGCGATAATCAAAGAGTTCTGTGCATTGAATTGATCACGAGCATTTTGTTGTGCAGTGTTAAACTGCTCTATAGCATTCTCTTCACCTGCATTAAACATAGCGATAGCATTCTGTTGTTCAGAATTAAATTTATCAATGTCATTAGAGATGTTAGCTATAAACTGATCAAGCTGATTCTGACTTGCTGCATTAAATTGTGACTTTGCATTTTCTGCTCCTGCATCACTAAGTATAGAATTGACTAACGCTTGTGTCTTAAATATAGCAGCTTGTTGTTCGTTAGATAAGTTAGACATATCTGTTTGTAAGAATGCTTCAGCTTTTTGTACGTTAGCTTTCATATTGTTTGACAAGTTAGTTACATCTATCTGAGACATAGCTGCTGCATCAGCTAACACTTTAGCACTTGATGAATTTAGATTAGCTATATCTGTAGTGCTTGTAATACGTGCATTCTCTAGTGCTACTTGCTGTTCTGCAGTAAAGTTCATATTAGCAATGTCAGCTATCTTAGCAGCATTTTGAACTCGTGTCTGGAATGCTTGATCAAACTCCATACCTAAGAACTTAGCACGTTGCTCTGCAGCAAACATGGCAGTCTGCTGTCTGTTAGACAAGTTCTGAGCTTCAAAACCTGCTACCGTCTGTGCATCTTGCATAGCTATAGGTAATGCGGATTCCATAGCAGCTTGTACAATAGCTTGTGCTGCTAAACTAGAAGAGCCTAGACCTCTTGCAGACATAGCTGCTGCAGCAGTACGCATAGCACCTGCAGCCCAGGCAGGAGGTTCCCCACCTTCAAAGTCAGCCATGAGTTTAGTTAACTGCCCTTGTACAGTAGCATCTGTAGATGGTGCACCAGTAGCAGCTTCAAAGTTAACTGCTTCCTTTACACGATCCATATCAACTGTTGGACCTTCTATCATCTCACCTGTCATCTCTACACGTTTATCAGGAGCCTGTACTTGAATAGCTTCTTCAATCTGTGCAGCAGTTAATCCTAGCTGTGCTAGTTCTTGAGGTGACATATTAGCAGCTTCTGCAAGAGCTTCTGTGCTTGGCTTACCTGTTGCCGCTACTAATGTGTTTACTGTAGTTTTTACATCAGCTTCTGTTGCTGTTACTGTAGCTTCTGTAACTTCAGGTACTACTTGATCATCTATATCCGTAGGTACTGCAGCTTTTTCAGCAGCAGCTTGTTCAGCTATAGCTGCAGCAGCCCCTTCTTCATCAGCAATCTTTTGTGCTTCGGTTTGTTTTATTTTTGATGCATTAGCTTGTCTTACAATACTACCAGGATCGGCAAAGGATTTGTAACGTATACCCTCAGTAGTGAACTCACCCTCAGTACCTTCTAATGTTGGTGACTTGTATTCATACTCTGCAGCGCCAGGTAAGTCATATTCTTTTGCTTGGAATAAACCCATTGCTTTTTCTGCAGAGGCAAAATCACTAAATGTTTGTACAGACCCTTCAGGTGAGATAACTTTGTATGTAGTAGTTTTTGTACTTGGATCAAATACAGAAGATATTGATGCCCCTGTAGTTGTAGTTACAAGAGAAGTTTCTACAGGACTATCGGGTGTTTTCATAGACTCTTCAGCAGAATTTCCTGAAAAAGTAAAGCCATTAGATTTAGCCCAAAAATCTAAGTCGCTCAAACCTGAACTTTCTCCCCCTCTAGGAGAGCCTGGTATTCTATCACCGTTTTTGTCAACCATCTCAAATACGCCAGGAGAGATTTCTACTACAGTTACAACACCATAATTAGTAATATTATCAAATATTAACTGATCTGCAGTTTGTTTTGCTAAAAGATCTTCAATGTTTTTAGTATCAATACCTGCTTCGTTAGCAATTTCAATTGTAACTTGTTCTGTTGAACCATCACCATAAGTTACGGTAACAACACCAGGAATAATATTGCCATCTTCTCCGATAGCAGGTGCACTATTAGTTACAACCTTATCATTTATAGTAGGTAAAGTAGGTCCATCACCTTCATCACCACCTTCACCTTCTGTTGGTTCACCACCTTCACCTTCTGTTGGTTCACCATCTTCACCTTCTGTTGGAGTAGGAGCAGTTCCTGGTGCATAAGCTTTTCCATCAACAAACTCCCAACCATACTTCTCAACAAGTACCTTGTCAATACCTGTAGGTTCAGCACTAGGTTCTGGAGCAGGAGTTGGAGCAGGAGTTGGGGCTTCTGGTGCAGTGCCTGGTGCATAAGATTTATCTGTAGCAGGATCATAAGTCCAACCATACTTATCAACAAGTATCTTGTTAATGCCTGTGGGTTGGGGAGTTGGCTCTGGTTCGGGAGTTGCAGGAGCATCTGGTGCAGGAGCATCTGGTGCAGGAGCAGGTGTAGCTGCAGGAGTTGGTGCTTTACCTGGAGGATAAGCTTTTCCATCTACCATTTCGTAACCATATTTTTCTACAAGTACCTTATCAATGGCAGCTTGGTTTGATGTAGCAGCAGGAGCAGGTGTAGCAGCAGGAGCAGGTGTAGCAGCAGGAGCAGGTGTAGCAGCAGGAGCAGGAGTTGCAGCAGGAGCAGGAGTTGCAGCAGGAGCAGGAGTTGCAGCAGGAGCAGGTTCTGGTGTAGCAACCCCAGAGTCTGCAGCAGGAGCAGGTGTAGCAGCAGGTGTAGGAGCAGGTGTAGCAACCCCAGAGTCTGCAGCAGGAGCAGGTGTAGCAGCAGGTGTAGGAGCAAAATATTTACCATCCTGCATAGTGTACCCATATGTATCCATGAGTACTTTACCGATACCTGCAGTTGTAGATATACCACCTCCCTTAAAACCTTTTGAGCCAATATCTATTCGTGCTCTTGCTATATCTGCAGAACGTCCAAGCATTGATGCAGCTTTAGGGTTAGACATAACAAACTTATTTATGTCATCCTGTTGGGCAGGACCAGTATAACCTAAAGGCCCAAGCAATTTCTTTTGTTGTTCTGTTGTAAAACCTGCAAACTTTTTAGCCATGTCTTATTCCTTACTTACCCATTGTCATCCATACCGCACCTGCAATAAATGTCAGGACTCCAACGGTAGATACTTTTACTAATGTTGACCATATTGATCTGCGTGTGTCACGCCACGCTTCTATTAAGTTACGCATCTCTAGTATATCTTTTTGTGCATCATTATCAAGTAGACCAATAGAACGCAGTGCCTCCTTAGCACCACGCCTAGCTGCGTTGTCTAGCATTGTCTCTATCTCTTCTGGGGTTAGTTTGATGTCACTCATAGTTTAACTTATAAATCCTTAGTTGTCAAGATGTTACGCTATTGCGTAGAAGATGTAGTTTTCACCATTATTATTGGGGCTATTACCACTTCCCCCATAGAGCACTTTAAAACCACCAGAATAAGGCTCTAACCAATCATAACTATTGTTATGTGCATTTGTGCCATTTAAACGAATCCAATAAGAGTTTGGTGAAGCAGTTAGACCTCTAGCTGTATCCCATACGCTCCAGTTGCCAACTGAATTACTTGTATTTTTAGTTAAAACAAACCTAGCTCCTGACGAGAAGCCACATTCAATGTTTTGATTAGTGCCATTTCCAGTATAACTTCCAACTTTACTGACACCTGGGCAAGTAGCAAAAAGATAGGATATAAAATCATCTCCACTTTTATTAGTGTAGCCATCACTACCAACAGTAAATCTTGCATCAGTTGGAGCTGTATTATCCCAAGTTGCTGTATTGGTAAATGATGGTGCATATGAGTTTAAGTATAACCCTTTATTATTTCCTAATGCCGAATGAAAAACAGTCCAATTATATGTTGTTTCTCTAGATTTTACCCACATCATTTCAGGTGCTACCTTCAAGTTATGAAGAACATTATGAGTACTGCCACCTGTACCCTTGAAGCAAACAACATCAAAATAGCCTGGTGCTCTTTTCCAAGTCCAACTTACAATATTAGCCGTACCACCCCACCAAGCAGCATCTAAATCTATAGTTCCACTATTATCATCCCACATTTCAAATGTGCCATGTGAGATTGTCGTTTGCGCTGCGTTGGATTCGGTAGCTAAATATTTATGACCAGTGATTCTAGGTATAATATATCTGTTGTTACTACCTGTTGTGGGTGTATTAATATTCATGTCTGGAACAAAACCAAGATTATGAGTATTACTACTATTGGTTGTTATATTAGCAGAAAAAACTTTAGTCGCATCTTCTGGAGTAAATAGTGAGCCACGTTTTATTGCTACATAAATATATGATCCACCAGAGCCATTAAGATTACTACCACCATATTTAAGTTGAAAACCGTTAGAGTTTACGTCTAATATTTCGTAACCTGTTTCATCTGCGTAAGCACTTTCAGCATATTGTATTGCATCCTTATGGCTCGTTTCTATCCCACGCATAACGTCAAATAAAAACCAACTACCTGAATAATTATTACTCTTCATTAAAAGCCACTGAGGTTCAAACCCTGTGTTAATGTTAATAATAGGCCCAGTAGTAGACCCATTTCCATCATAACTACCACAATGAATAATGTCTTGATTAGCCTCTGGGCCAAACGTACCATTCTGATCGTGATGCGCCCAGATATAGGCTACGTAGGTTTGTCCATTTCCATTTGTAAATGAAGAGTTACCTACTGTAAAATTTGTACTTGTTGGTGCTGTGTCTTGCCACCATGTGTTATTGTCATAAAATACTTCAGTTGTGTTTAGTGTGCCATACTCTGTAGCACCTCTAGCTCTATGATATACAGCCCAATCTTTGATACCATCTGTACGCTTCACAAGCATAAAACCAGGAACACTGCCTAAGTTATGTGATATTTGACGATTTGTTTGACCATTTCCAGTATAGGTTACTATGTCAAAAAAGTTTTTGGCTTTACGAAAGCTCCAAGAAACATACTTATTGTTAGTTGTCTGCAATTGAGACATGGCAGCAGTAGTGAACCCATTATTGTTAAAGGTGTACAAAGGACTTGAACCAAAATAAGAAGATACATTTCCTGAAGTGCCTTTATTAAAATTAGAGCTTAATGGATGGTTACTGCCTAAATCCTCACTAAGTAACCAATTATTTTGAGTTGAGCCTCTATTTTTTATCCAAACCAACCCACCTTCGCCATCAAGATCTAGACCATTAGTAATGGTATTTGAGTTTGTACCACCCTTATACAAGTGTGTGCTAAAAACTTCATCTACATCAAGCCCTGCGCCACCTGCTCCACTTGCACTTTGTAATGCTTGTAATATATTTCTGTTTGACATTGTATACTTTCTTATTAAGCAGCAGCGTCTATTGCTCTTGCACCATACCAG